TGAGGCATCTATCAGTGGTTTAACGTCGGCCTTTGTGTCTGATGCTGACGTTGTATCAGACGTGTTATTAACGTCAGTCTCTTTATCTGGCATAAAACCTCCAATCGTTTAAGGTTGAACATTTCAATCTTAAACAATAGTATACAACAGACAAAATACAGTTTGTCAAGCAAAATATTTTTTCGACATTAAATTTATTGGAGGTTTTGTACTGCGGAGGGTATTACTTGGAGGATCTATTTACGCTTTTTCAGCTCGCTGAGTAGCCATTCGGCCCACTTGCGCTGCTGATCGGTGACCTTGCCTGCGGAGGGGTCGTTCGATATAATCCTGCCTAATATCGTATGCTTAAGGTATAGTTCGTTTTCAGGACGTTCGTATTCGGTGCCGATAAACAGATTTCTTTGCTCATCGGTAATGTCAAAATCGGGGACTATATTGCTTTGCTTTAAAAATAAACGAGCAGCTTCATTCTGTAAGACTGATTGTTTCTGCTTGTTGTCTAATTTTGACTGTTGGTTAAGTATAATCCTACCGTCTTCCGTAGCCATCCCTGAAACGTGAGGATTATCCAAAAAATATGAGGACTCCATAAATGACGGTTCTCTTACCTCATAACCATATACCTTTTTAGGTTTGTCTCCCATTGCTATTCTCCTGTTATAATGTTACTTGGAGGCTAGATCGGCCTTAGTGCGCTGCTGGTTAAGCCATCTAATCTCGTTAGGTATGTAGATGCTGGTCAGGTAATCGGATTCCTGTGCTTTTGCTGATTCCTTAAAGATTTCAACAACTAATGTGTTTAGATTGTCGCTCCCCGCTACCTTTTTGGCAGTAAGATCTAGAACATTTTGCATAAAATACAGCTTGCAACGTGATTGTATCTGCTGTAGTAAAGTGAATGTTTTAGAAAGTTTTAATTCTTCCAGCATTTCTGCTTCCTGCCTGCGGGTTTCTTCGTCTTTAGATCTTATTGGCATTATACGGTTACCTCCTCTAAACTGTGAACTATTCCATCTCTTATCTTGACTAACACATATCCCAATTCAACCGGATCGTAACCGGCTTGAGACGAATAAGTATCGGCATCTAAAATTGTAGTTCGCAGGAACGTACCGGTTGAAGCATACCAACGTCGGTTGGGCTCTATGTACTTGGCGTCTCCAGCTCCCTGCCTTAGGTATTCCTGTTGGATGTCTTTACCGTCGTCGGTCATTAGGAGAGAACGGACTGGTTCTACAACGAAAAGCTTATGCGAGTGTCCGCACGCCATTACAAGACAATCAGCGGCTTTTCTCTGTAGAAACCATTTTAAGCGGGCTTTCATATTTGCCTGCCGTTGTTCTTCGTCTTTCGCGTTGGAATTCATAACGAACTTGTACGGGTGGTATAGGTACATTTTACATATCTGTTTACCATCGGTGTTATCAAGCCTGAGTTTAGCTTCCGCTCCACCGTAAGTATCTGGAATTCCCAGTTGGTTGCAGATATACATGGTAAGGTTGCCATACCTGTGGAGTGAATGCTCATGGTTGCCATAAAGCCATGCCAGACACCGTGATTCCGTACCCTTGTAGCGTTCTATGACGCTCTCCGCCTGGAGCATTGGCTTGGTTTGCCCGTCTGATATCGTGTCTATATCGAAATATTTGTGATCAACCATGCGTGCTTCAATTGCGTCTCCCATGTGCACGAAGAACCGGTCATCCTTCTTCGTGGTCCAGCTTAATACCTTGTCAACTCCTTTGGTGAATGACGCTTTTGCGCCAAAATGTTCATCACCGATTAAAACAATATCACAATTGTCAGGAACTGTTGACCGAAGTAATCTCATTTAGTACCTTCCTTTCTTTTCTTATCGCGCAACGGGTAGCATTGCATGTCATTCTATTGTGGTTGGTAATATATTCGATGCAAAATGGACATGTTTCCTGTCCGAAAGATTCTTTCCCACAACGGATACAAAGACCTTCACTCCTGTACCTTTCTATTCTTACCCTGTTGTCTCTATCTCTTGATTTGGTATGAAATTCACAAAGCAATCTCCCCTTTATCGACGGACTTAAACACTGACGGCAAAGCCCTCTATCTTTACGCCTTTGTTTATGTAGAAATTTACGGTCTAACTTTTTTAACGCTTCATCCACCATACCCCCTTTCTTACTGTTTTTCCTGCTCTTCACGACCTTTGCCGCTTGCCTGTTCCTCGGCCATCTGCTGCACCATCGGCAAGATCTGCTGTTGCATGATCTCAGGTGGGATTCCTGCCATTTCAGACGCTTGCATGAGGAGATCTATTGGAACTACACCTTCACGGAGCTTGATGTATTCGCCAGAGTTAGGGAAGTTATAGAGGTCACCTACGTCATTTGCTACCTTAGGCAAGTCGAACTGAAACGCACCGTTAGGATCTGCTGAGATGAGTTGCGCGAATGAGGATAATAGCTTTGGGATAGCTTCACGTTTGGAGTATTTACTGTATTCGGTCTCTATCCCTGTAGCGGCAAACTGGAAATCAACGTCTTCGGAGAAGAATTCAGGATTTACCTCTACGTATTGATCCCCTATCGAGAATGTATTGCTCTCGCTACTCAATAAATTGAATATTCTGCGCATTATGTTGAAGTTGCGGGTAACTATCGGACGAAGGGTGAGACGGTCGGAAAGCTGGATGAAAAGGTTGAACACCATGTTTGATTCGCTGCGCAGCCCTTCAAATTCACCCAGGGTCTGGCGTTTGGTTGTTCCGATTCCTTCGGTATTAGGGTTTGCCCTGGATGTTTGTTCTATTTCCCGGTTGAGCATGTTGTGTATCATATCAAACGATTGAATATTCAAGTCCGGAGTAGGAGTTATAAGTACGTCATCGTGTGAATCCAGCCACCAGATCGAGTCAGGCTTGCGGACTATATCATCTTCGGTAAGATTTGATCGGTTAAGCACTTGGATTATATTGGTAAGGTTACGCTTGTGCTGATCGAGAAAAAGGTCATGATGCTCTTTCTGTTCTGCCACCAGGGAAAGAACGGCATGCAGAGCTGATTTTCCATAGAACTTACCGGGGATTATCTGGTATATGGAGGCCACAAACGGCTTGTAGTAGATTTCACGCTTTTCCAGTGCGTCATATATCTTATTCTGAGACGGATCACATCGAATCATTTTTACTACCCGTCCGCCGTAGACAATTGCAGCCATCGTGTATTCGCGGAACTTTCCGCTTTTCTCTACTTCGAATTCACCATGGTACTCTACTATATCGAACACCGGGTTTACTTTTTCCGGAACAGATGTATCGCCTCCGTCAGTTCCTTTTACTGTTATGGTGCGCTTGGCGTAGGGTGAGTCTTCAAGGCCTTCAAGATTGAAGTATATCGGCTCGTTCTTGACGTTAACAAAGCGTTTCAATTGCTCGAGTGATCGTTCGAACTTGTGGTAGCAATAGCGCATGGAATCGATATCACCGGGTTTATTGCAAAGGGCATCAGGACCAAAGTCCTCTATTCTAACGAAATCATTTACCGGCCATCGCCCCTTAGGATATACCTTACAAATTGAAGTTCCGACAATTGGAGAGTCCTTGAATAATTCAGCGCACATCATGTAAAAGCGTATCTTTTTGTCGTGAACGAACATCATAAACTTATTAAAGTCACGCTTTTCGTTGTCGGCAAATTTATCAAGGCGGGGGTTTTTAACGGTAAGCCAGTCCGCGGCTCCGAATATGGTAGACATGATTCGTGGAGAGATGGTTTCAATTATCTGATCACCCTTAGGCATGATCAGATTTGACTCCCAGCTGTTATTGCGCTGTTTGATATTGGATTCAAATAAATCCCGGCATTCCTGCCACTTCGGCTTATTCGCGTCGATAACCTTCTCGGAAGCATCGTATCTTTCCTGAACCGTCTCCCTTGCTCTTTCTAATATTTTTTCACTCGGTTTTTCTGGCATTATATGATCTCCAATTATCTACCTGTGTATATGCTTGTTTGCTCGTGAACCGGTCCGAAACCCTTTCTTCTTTTCTTGGCAGACGAAGCTTTAAAATCCCGTAAGGAATAGATCGCCTCTCCAAGACTATAGACTGTATCATCGTGAAAATCAAGTTTTTTCTTCTTGTGAGCCCTGTCTGCTGTCGAGTGCTTTCCTGGGTGGCCGAACTTTGGTATTGCTCCGAACATGGTCTGCTCAAACTCTTCCAGTTCTACCCTTAAGTATGGATACTGGTCTCTGTTTTCCGGATCAACTTCAAGGTTTGACGGTATTATAAGGCGCTCAGTATCTACTATCTGGTATAATTCAGTGAAGATGTCTATCTGTTTATTCGCGGTGGCATGGATGAATTCACAAGGCATTCCACGATCCTCCTCACACCAGCGGAAAATGTCAGCGGCCTGGTAGGATTCTATGATTGTGTTTCTAAGTTTGTAATATATGTCATCGTTTTCTATTTCTTCCTTTATCCTTGACTCATCGGAATCATGTATTATAATCTGGTTAAGAACTATATAGAAATGGAGGTCATCCCTGAAGCCGGACATAAATCCTTTACCCACGACTGTCCATACCGTTCGATCTCCCTGCTGTGAGAATGGCTGCGCCCTGTCAAGGGCTCCTCCTATTATCAGCTTGGTACCGAACTGGGATTCAATGTCTGCTATCGTATCTTTATCTACAGGTGCCTTGAAGTCCATCCCTAAATTGAACGCTTCTTCTATCCTGTCCTGTTTGAATAGTTTTTGAGATCCTCCTACCCATATGTTTCTGTGGTATGCGTCGTATTCCTGTTGAGTCAGTTGAAGCTTGCGTGATTCAAGCCAGTATTCCTTTACCAGAGGAGACGGGTTGTATTTTCGGATAGGTTTCGGTTTCTTCGGATCATCTGCCATGTAAACAAAGAATATGCGCGGGTCTTCTATCTTCTTACCGCGGACGAATGCTATTCCTTCATGTTCTTCGTATTCGTATTCCGGCTCCCCGGCAAGCTTCCAGAGGTGGTAAAAAATACAGGCCTTAGACGATACCTGCGACGGGAGGATCACCAGCCCGTCCTTATCGGCAGTTTGGGACGCTAACACTTGGTAGAGACCATCCCCGTCCGGAGCCGCATGTATCTCATCAACTATACCTATATCTATACCATACCCCCAGGAGCTTGCTTTTTCCGAGGAGATAACAACGAACTTTGACTGGGCGTCAAGAAATTTGATTTCACGCTCGAGTATATTGGCACTTCCGACTGTTGAGCGGAGTTCAGGTGAGTTGCGCAGGATCTTTTTCATCGTGTCGAAAGCGGTGGACGAGGCTTGATCTTTAGAGTTGGAGGCAACCACACCGTCACAGTTGTAGAAGCAGACAAGCTGGTGTATTCCAATTAGAGAGGCAGAGAAAGTTTTGGAATTACGCTTAGGTAATCCGATGCATACGACTGAGTATTTTCTGCGCTCTTCACCGTCTATCTTTATCCACGAAGTGGCTTCGTTGAGAATGTCTTCCTGGTAGTCATACAGGATTATCTTCTCGTTTTTGCGCTTGGTTGGAAACCAGATAAGATCGTTTACGAATGACGCTATGTCGTAGCGGTATGATTGTACTTCACTGTCACTAAGCATCTTCGATAGTCCATTCAAGAGCTTCGATAAATATCCTATCCAACTGATCCTGTATCCTCATTAAGTCTTTACGGTACGGACAATAATCGGGCATTCCAACCTTTTGTTTTCTAAATTCCTTGCATAACAATACAAATTGTTCTTTTGACAATTCTTTCTTTTTTTTCACTTATCTCCTATTGTCATTCCAAGTAAACCGTATCCAGCTATATCTTTCCATGGGGATTCTCCGCTGTAGTCCTTCTGGTTGGCTATGCGGAACAGCTTGTCTATAACGCGTATCATGGAAAGCATGTCGGCGTACTGGTTGGGTTGAACGCCGTCAGGATAGAGAATCTCCATTACTTTGCAGGCTCGGTGGAAAGAGTCTCCGTAGGCTAATTGTTTTTCATCTACCATCTTGCCGACCACTCTACCTGTATCTTCGTATTTGGTCTCTTGCGGCCAAGAAATATTTTCCAATCCTTTCACATTTTTAGCATAATGCATATTTTCATCTCCTCCACTCATATTTTATCCTCCATCCATACATATTTACCGTTTTCCTGTTTCTGCATCTGGTAGAACTTCCCACAATAAATACAGTAAACCGTATTTATCATGATGTACATTGCACTCTCGGCGTGTTCCCCTTTAGTTAACATTAATGATGGCGCAAATTCAAACTCTTCACATTCATCGCACTGTAAGTATTGCACTGTTTCGACTTCACGCTCAGTCAGCGCCTTCCATGCTTTCTTCATTCTGCTCCCCATAAATCTCCTCCACATCTAACATAGGGTTAAGCTTCTTTGTCGGGCGGCCTTCCTTGTTCTTTCTTTTAGGCTGTGATTTCTTTGAGCTTGCGCGCATCAGGATGGCACCGTAGTCTTCTTTCTTGGTCCCCTTGTCATCGAGCATGGAGCATAGTCCGTAGAATGCCCTGATATAGCCGAGCAATTCCTTGGAGTATTTAATATGCTTAGTGCCAATATAGTCCATTCCCACTTCAAGGTTTTCCATCAGCTTCTTACGATCTTTTGCCGGGATGGATGTGTCGCCATAGATGTTTACGTATTCTATCAGGTCTGAAATAGCTTTAGGATTCAGGACGCCGTCCATGAAGAGGAAGAGCTTGATTCTGTCGAGAACCAATTGTGCTCCCTGGGTCATCTTTCCTTTCAGCATCGCCTCATGCTTCATGTTATCTTCCACAGCGTTTATGTAGTCGCCGAGATCTTTGTGTTGCTCGGGAACGTTGCCGGTAAGATTGTAGGAAGCTACTATCTTGTCTACGTATTTCTCTATATCGGCTGCAAGGGTTTCCTTGAGGGATGCCTGTTCCTTGATAGCGGCAAGCTTTTCCTCCGGAGTCATGTCCGGAAAGATTTCCTCAGGTTCACTTCTGTCGAAGTCCGGTGAATCGTCTACAGTTATGTATTTGGCAAGATTGTCTGACATTAAAACACCGATCCCTTTGCTTTGTCTGGTGATACTACGGTTATATTAACATTGCCGAAAGGAGACTGATTATTTTTAGCCTTCTCTAATTCTTCCTCATCCTTAATAATGAGGTCACCCAGGTCAATCAATATCTCTTTTATCTCAGTCACTACTGAAATCAAGCTTTCCAATCTTTCATCAATACTCATGACATGTCTCCATTGTGTTAGAAATTTTATACCAGGAAGTCATAGTTGCTGTCAGACTTATTTTTAAGCTCGTCGTCATGGAAATACAGATCATACGCTGTCTTTCCTTTCTTTGTTATTATCGGTGGAGAAGAATAGGCGTAACGACCGTATATCCAGCATCCGTAGCGCATAAAATCCTTTACGTCCTGGGTCAACTCCATCATGTTTGCAGCCTCTATACGGTGAATTGCCAAATCGCCTCCTTTATCTCGCTATTATGTGACCCAATATCAGACCACCGATAAAACATACAACAATAAGTATTATTTTCAATACGCCCAAACATTCCATTGTGTGTATCCTTGCTTTGTAATGTTTTTGATTAAATTTTACCACGCGAAGCGCTTGCTATCAACCATGTTTCCGCGAATTGTTGTTTTTTTTGCAAGAATTGAAGGTGAAAACGCCGGTGAAAATTTTGCGGTGTTTCATACTACATTCTAGGCATTCGAGTTAAAAATTCCCACACCCAGACGTAATCATTGTCCAGCACGCGCTCTTTGTATTCACTTGCTTCCGCGTCGCTTGGTTTTGCAAACCTCCTTTCTTTCAGCAGGCACAATTTCTCCAATCTTTCCATCGCCGATTCCCATGGATCTGGCTCTTTCCGCGAAATGAACATTTTCAAACGATCTGATAATTTCATGCTGAGCGTCCTCCAGTGCTGTTTCGTCATACGAGCGGTTCTGGGCTATGTTTGAGATTTTAGCAAGCATTATTTCGCATATTTCATGGTATGCGGCGACACGTATGTTGTATTCGCTTATTTCGTCGTCATCCCAGTTAGGGGTTAGGAATACTGCTACAACCCTACCAGCTTGATTGTAGGCGTAGGAGGCTCGTCCCCCCTCACAGCTTAACTGCTCGTTGTGATAGAAATTCCAGTGCCAGCCCTTTAGACCGTATACTTCTATCCAGTAGCGGCACTCGTCAACGAACACCTTGAAATCCTTAGCGGTTGTCTCACCCATTCATCACCACCGACTTCCAGGTGTTGCGGTCGTTTTCGTAGGAATAGCCCATACCGCATGACGCACATACAAGGACTTCAGAGTTAGGGTTTGCGGTGCAGTTAAGATTGTATTCGTAGGTTTCGTAGAATCGCTTGGATCCGCATTTGTCCTTGTGGCGTTTCCCGAGCCTTTCCTGCTTCATTACCTTGTTATCACATACTAGCATCAGCTTCCTCCTATCTACATAAAAGTTTATCTAAACGCGTTCTAAGGTTAACTATATCGTTGCGTACAGCGTGAAGGTCTGAAACCGCCACTTCATCCCTGGGATTCACGCGGATCCACTGCCTGATGTCACGTTCTATGCGCATAAGATCCTGTATTTGCTGGTTTATCCAACGCACTTCCTGCTCGAAGCGGTAGCGCTCCCAGTCCTGCTGTTGTTTACGCTGGAACTGCTCCATGGTCTGGACGGTTCGGTATTCCAAACCTTGAACCTTGCCGTTTACCTCCGCGCAGGTCTCATACCGGTCTTCAAACAGCCAGAACGCCCCGATCACGACCGATATCGCTCCTATTATCTTAATTGCTTCCCGAAAATTCATAGTGTCCTCCTGTTCCATGTATCAACCAGTTTCTCTATCGCAATAGTGTAATCCTCTACTCCCGCTGGACAATCACAACACCAGATAACTGGTTGATCTTCATTTAAGAAAATCTTTGATTCCCCTCCGCAGAAGGGACATGGCAAAAGATCAAATTGTAATAGTTCGTCTTTCATTTGCTGTCATCCAATTTATAGGCATGACGGTCTAAGTAATCCCTGGAATGCTCGAAAGACCTGCCCATGGCGTCCTTAAGCCTGGTCGCTTCAGATTTATGGGTATTTCGGTCGATTAGTCCAAGCTTCCAGTCGATTGCTGCGAGTATTCCAATTACATCATCAAGCCTTTTTAAAACTATTTGCCAGTCCTTGTCAGCCATTGGTCCCCCTTTGCTTTAGTATATTACTTAAGTAACATGTTATTTTTGTTTCCTTTTTACAGGAATTTTAGATCCACAATACGGGCAGTAGTTCGCTATCTGGTGGGCGTATTCGAAGTTTCCCGGCATATCTTCCCCGGTTATTTTTCCGATAAACAGAACCGCAAATGTATATCCGCATGGACAATCATTTTCAGTTACAAAAAATGGAATGTGCAGGGTTCTCATTAACCTACCTCCGTATTGATAATCATGTTCCCGAAATCTGCTTCGTGGACATGGCTCAAGCATTTGATATTATTGTGTAATTTAATTCTTGTTGTTCCAAAAAGCCGGTCCTCCGAAATCCTTGACTATCCTGTAATAAACATTCGCGCGGTTGAGCCTGAGCCTTGTAATTATTACGGAATCCGTGTGATAATGTACTATTCTTATCATATTATTTCTAAAGGTACGGTCAGCCTCCTTCTTCGCCTCGTCTGTAGGGTCAGCTATCGCATACATATGGTCGTGTATCTTGCAGGCGGGGGTGATATTAAGAAACCAGATGGTTTCAGGAACAAGCTTCTCCCCAAGACCGCTTCCTGCTCCGCATTTTCCATGGAAGAACTCAACCGATTTCGGAAAAGTCGGCGGATAATAGAGTCTTAGAACGTCGTAATACAGCATGGTGTGAGTGGTTCCCATTAAATATCCCTCCAAGTCCAATCGGTTCCCACCAGCACAGCCTCATATTTCTGGCCGCAATCCGCGCACTGGATTACCGGTTTCATTTCGAACATACACGGAGTGATATACCTTCCATCGTCAGACCATCTCTCCAGGCGCGAGAAGTATTCGGAATTACATTTTTCCCATACCGATGTAGGGCCTACGGAAGTTCTGATGAGGTTAGTGCAGCGAAAAATCGGGTTTGTTTCAGCCATTTAAGCCTCCTTTCTCCATATTATTCAACCAGGCAATCGTGGCACATCGATACCCATTTGTTCCACTCGACATACCAATACCAGTTATCGCAAAACGGCTTATGCTCACTGCCGCAGATTATGCAGACAGATCCGGATCCGTCATCAGGCGGCGTTCCGGTCGGGCTATGTTGTTTGATGATTTCTCGTGTCATTTCAATAGGTTAGGTTTGGCTAGTGAAAAAATGGCGCTAGTTTTTTGTGAGGGTATAATATAAAGAAGACCTACCCCCCCCATGGGGAC